ATCAATGTAAGTGTAAGGAGTTCCTGCTATCTGTCTATTAAACACAGTATAAAGGTAGTCTCCTACTACAATAGAACTTACATTATTATGAGTAAAAGGGTCTTGAGTAGCTTCCTGTGTTTCTAAACTTGCAGGTAGATATTTTCCTTCAAATATAGCCTTACCTAATCCAGGGTTATTGCTATAGGCATGATTATCTGTTAAAATATAAAGATCATCTTTTAAAGAAGTTATAGCTTTAATATTTTCAATATTATACTTTGTTGTAGAATTTAAATAACCATAGTTATTTTGTACGTGCTCAAAGCCATCTTGTTTTTCTATTTCACCATACTTATCAACTTGAATATTATTTAATTCTTTTAAAGACCCAGGAGGGTCCTGTTTAGGGTCGATTTTTTGATTTATCCCTTTTGACAAAGGTATAGCAATTCTGCCTTTATTTAAAGCCATGTTTTACCCTTAGTTTTGCATTCTAAGCCATTTAGAACTTCCATCAGAGACTACCCATATATGAGAATATGCACCACTGAGATTAACAGCAGTTCCGCCAGTTCCTCCATCTATAGTATCAGTTCCGTTAGGAGTTATGGCTACAGTACTAGATGTCAAAACTTTTATAAAATAAAACCTTCCTGCGGTTACAGAGTTTGCCGCAGGTAAATTTATTTGTGTAGCTGTTCCAGTATGATAATAGACTCCAGCGTTTGCATCTGTTAAAGTTACAGTTGTTGAAGAACTGGCTTGGCTAAAGTTAAAGCTATTTATTTTTGCTCCACTAAGCCCACCACTATCTGTAATTTGAGCAACACTAGTTCCGTTATAATAAAATAATTCATTTGATCTGTTAAAAAGATTACCACTTACCGTTAAGTTAGTAGATTGACTCTGTAGTACTACACTTTTAACTTCTGTCAAACTATTATCATTAAACTCAACATCAGCATTAATATTAAGACCAGCAGAAGGAATACTCTTACCTTGCGTACTATGGTCATGATCATCTAGATCGATGAAAGCATTGTTAAGCGTTGTAGCCCAAGTTGGTCCTAACGTAGACCCGACATCAGGTAAGGTTAAGTTTAAATATGTTCCCGAACTAGCCATTGTAGTCTCCTAAAATATCCAAAAATTTATTGTAACGGTGTTTGCAGTACCTTTTTTAAGTAGTAAATATTTATCTCTATTATTGTTAGTAGTAGTAGACTCGAATACTACATCACCTTGTTTTTGACCAATTACAATAAAACCTAAAGGTTCTCTTCCTAATTTATGATTTACAACAGTATCATTAGCACCTACAAAAGAAACATCCTTAATTATGACTCCGTCTATAATAGGAGAGTTTGCAATTTGTTTAACAGCCGTATTAACATTACTTTGAGTCTGAGTAACGTCTCTATTGTTAGGATCAATTTGTTTAACAAAAGACTTTATACCTGCCATTAGGTGCTCCTGCTAAAAAAGAACTCATTATTTTCTAAGTAAACGTCTGATACAGTCAGAGGATGTCCTGCATCTCTATTATTAGCAGCTTCCTCTATTCTTCTTTTCATATCCTTTTTCTGAGCGTAAAGAATGCTTACATCACTTTCTTCTTTTTGTAAACACTTCATAGCTGCATCTATTACTACGTACTCAGCATATCCGTTTATGTCATCAAAGGTAGTAGTAGAAGTAGCTGGAGTTGTACTAGTAAACTGCTGTGCAGTGGGTACAAACCATACTCTAACTGAAGTGTTAGCGTCTGGAGTAGGTGTAAAAATAATATTAGAACCTACCAGTCTATATCGAAGGTTAGCAACACCTAGTACGTTAGATAGACTACCTTCCTGTCTTAAATTTCTTTCGTTAAAACTAAAAGGTCTTAGAGTAAAATAGTCAGAGCCGTTTAACTTTGCATCCATTCCTCTTAGTTTATAAAAATCTGTACCTGCGCTTGTAGAAAGTGCGTAGGTGTCTGTTCCTGCTGTTGTAGTAAATGTGTTACTAGTAACATAGTAATCTTGACCATAAGTCTGAATTAACAAGTCATGTAGTTCAGCTATGGCAGCATTTATGTAAGTTTGAACTTCTACATCAGACACAAAATAGTTGTCCTCCATGTCAGCTCTTTGGCGTACCCGTGCAACGAGGTCCATTTCTTTTATAGCAGCCATACAACCCCCAAAAGAAGGAGGGCTTGCGCCCCCCAGTTAGTCTTCTTTGTAATCGTCTTTCATACACTTTTTGATAAAATCTTTTAAGTGTTTTTCAAAACCTTCTTTGTCCTCTTCTTGTAGAGCTTTGAAAATTCCATCTACTTCAGGCTCATAACTATGACCGCTTTTTTCCATCATTTCTTCGTTGTGCTCCTTACCTTCCTCGTATGAGCTTTTTCCGTTTTTCAACTTTTCCATGATGGCGACCATAAGACCGCCTTTATCTTTTTTAGGACCCATCATAATCATTGTTAGACTCCTTAGATGTCACCTGAACCGACTCCGGCAAGGTTAGAGTTTTTAACAACAATCATCATCTTTAGAACAGAGCCACTAGGAGGATCAGCTATAGCTCCAGTGTCTCTAATAGCGAAAAGTTTAATAACTCCATCAGAGGATACAGTTTCAGCTTCTATTTGAAACGATATTCCACCATCAGTTCCTATTGCATCTCCTTCTAAGAGAATTGCTTGAGCATATAATAATGCAGGGTATTTATCTGAATCTCCACCTGGGATACCAAGAGTAATATCATACTCTCCAACAGCACTATCACTTATAGACTTAATACCTACACTTTTATTTTCAACAAGAGTTGGGTCTCCACCTGAACCAATAGTAGCTTCAAGGAATAAAAACTTAACTTCTTTATCTAGAGCTTGTGCTCTGTTAAAACTTCTGTTTGCCATTTCATTTCTCCTTTAGTCTGAGTGTAATACAACACGCAGCTTGACAAAAAAAGGAAGCCCCGAAAGGCTTCCCGATTAAAAATTATAATGCAATTCTTACGTTATACCCTGGACCTCTACATCCTAATTGAGCATAGTACCCAACTCTAACTTCAACAGAGTCAGCAGCAGAATCTCTTAGGAACTTAAGACCATCAGCGTCAAGAATCTTAGGAGCTTTACCAAGAGAGTAAAGTTTCCAAACATCCATTTGTAACATATAAGCTACATCTTTAGGACAGTTTTGATCTGGAACTACTTTGATAGGTCCTCTAGGTCCGTGAATTAAAACACCTCTAAATCCAATTTCAGGACTTACTTTAACGTCAACATAAGAAACTTTAGAACCTAAAGCTTTTTCTAAGTCAGCAAAGTTAGAGTAGTTCATGAAACAAACATCAGGCTTTCCACCTTCTCTAGCAACTCTAGCAGCAGCACCAATTAAAGCTTCTTCAAGAGGAAGAGAAGAACCAGAAAAACGAATACCAGCTAAACGAGAAGCGTCTACACTTCTATCTACTCCAAAGAAAGAGTCAGTAGACCCAGGAGCAGATGATGGAAGCCAAGCTCCTAAACCTTTAAGTTTAGCATCCTTGTCACCATCAACATAGATAGCTTCAGTAGTAGTAGCACCTGAAGCAGCGTTAACGATAATAACACCAGTGTCTCTATTTACTGATATAATTTCTTTGTTAGCTGTAGCTGTACCAAAATTTAACTGCATACCAATTTCAAAATTAGTAACATCATCAACAGTAGCTAGAGTAATAGTATCGTTAGAAGCAGTAGTGGTAGCTAGTGAACCAACAACACCGATTTGACCTGAACCGTCTCCGAAAAGAGAGATAGCTAGAGACCGAGTAGCAGACTCGATAGCTCCATCGATTTCAACAGTAGCAGCTTCCATGAATGCGTTAGCATTACCTTTAGAAGCTTCAATAGTTTCATTCTGGATAGAAGCTAGAGAGTAATCAGATACTCTAGTAAGCAAGAATGCTTTTAACTGAGTACTGGTTTTGTTGTGTTGAGCATCAGCAAAAGTAGCGGATCGACCTTGAGGAACCCCATACTTGATAGGAAGCTTTAGGTTTTCACCACCAAATTGTTCATACTTAGAAACCATAGCTAAGAATGGATTATCCTTGTAAACCATGTTTTCAATTCTTTCTTGAGTGTAATGCTGTTTTAAAGCTCCAGCAAAGCTAGTCATATTTAGACTTGTTTCTAATGCAGGTGTGTGTGCCATTTTAGAACTCCTTTAAATTTAATATAAATATTTTATTCCCATTTTAACATTCTGGCTGCTAAAGCCTTACTTTCTTCATCTGATAATAACTTTTTCTCTACTCTTTCATTCGCCTGAGCAGACATGGCGTTCGACAGTGTTACTTGCGACTGTCTTGGGGACTCTTTTTGCTCTAACTCGTCGTTTATATTAAACTTAGAACGAAGTTTTCCTAGTTTTAGTAGCTTTTCAGCTTCTTCTTCTAGGTAGTTTTCAACAGCTTGAGCAGCTTCTTCTATGTCCAAGATTCTGCCAGTGTCGTTGTAGTGCTCCTCAATTACGTCGTAGATAATATCATTTGCTTCGTTTGCTTGTATTAGTTCATACTTATCTAAATTAGAGTTAACATACTCATCAATCTCATTCTTAAAACCTCTTTGTATGTCATCATAGCGTTTTTGTTCATCACTTTTTTCTTTTTCTAGAAGTCTGTTCTCTAGTTCTTCAAACTTTTTCTTGTAGTCACCTTCTAGTTCTTCTCGCATTAACTTCATTTGCATTTCAGGAGTAAGTTTTCCATCATTCAATGCTAACTCAGTCAGTTTATCATAGCTAAGACCCATTTCTTCTAAGGCTCTTAGGGGGTCCTTTTTTAATCTGTACTCTATTGGTAGCTCTGGTTCCGGCTCTGGCTCCGATTGCTGATTAAAAGAGTTAAATCTTTGCTCTAACTCAGCTATGCGCTTGTCATACTCTACTTCTTTTGCTCTGATTTCTTTTTCTCTTCTGCTTAGAGCAGCAAACTTGCGTGAAAAATCATCATTTTTTTCTGGCTCTTTAGCTTCCTCTAGTGACTGCTCAACTTCGTCGGAAGCAGACTCTACTGAGTCTTGGTTCATTACAACATCATTTAGATGTTCATGTGAGTTCTCCATTTTGGCTCCTTTAGCTTTTTGGGTGGTACCCGATCTGTTGATCTACTATTGTATTCTTATTATATTTTATTCTATAACCTGTTGTTCATCTACTGGTTGTTCCTGTGGTTGTCCTTCTTGGCTCAAATCTATGGCTCCAGACTCTAATAGACCTTGCTCTTGTGGAATATTTTCAGCTACTTCTGCTGCTGCTGTAGCTGCTCCTGCCTGAGCTAATTCTTGTGTAAGTTCTTGTGGTCCTGGTACCTGCTCTCTAGCTCTTTCTAGTAGGTTTTGACAATCCTCCATGTACTGCCTCAATAGTTCAAGTCTATCGTCTGGAGCACCTTGAACTTTGTACATTAAATAGGCTTGTTGTGTTTTTCTAAGACAGTTTTCAAGATTTTGATAAGGCTCCGGTGGAAAATACTCACCTTCATCCATCATCTTTTCTATAATTCTTTCTAAGTTTGTAGAATCTGCATTTAGTAAATTAGCAGCAGATTCTAGGTCAGGAAAGTCTAGTAGTTTTAAGGCGTCCTGTTTGTCTATGAAACCAGCAGCTAACAGGTCTTGAACGTCTGCTAGTCTAGCAGCAGGAGAGTTAGATAGGGCAGAAGTTGGGAAAATTTGCATCATATACTTATCTTTATCCATGTCTACATCTTTCCAACTAATACTTTCTACAAACTTACCGTCTTTTGTTTTGACCTTAAACTCACCTTCTGCAAGATAGAGGTCTCTAGCCATGTCTATCATAATCTCAGCAGCTTCCATAAAAGTTTTTTCATACCTCTTGGCTACTGACATAAATCTTTCAGTTTCTAAATCGTTGAACTCTCTTAGAGCTTTACCTGAATCTAGACCAGCAGGTTTTAAAGATTGAGCAGCTAGTTGGGATATGCCTGAGATTTCATAAGCTCTTTGGTATAGACGATCTAGGTGAGAAAATAATTCACCTGGGATACCACCCAAAGGAGCGTAAGCAGGTGGAGTTCCTGCATATTTTATAATCCCACCTATGCGATTGTTAAGATGAGAAGATACGATCTTAGAACTTGCTTCTACTAATAGTTTTGGTACAGACACTAGGTGCATTGAGACTTGTATTGTTCTCAAAATTTTATTAATCTCTAGTTGAATACCTTGTAGTTGTTCAGCCAAACCTTGACCAAAGAAGCCGACAGGTCTGTCACCCCATCGGAAGAATACAAATGGGAAGTAGTCTTTGTCATAATCCTCTTCAAAAAGAGTACCAGTAGAAACACAGATTGTATGTTTACCGTCTTTTGCATTTGGTCCAGACTTTAGGTGCCAGGACTCTATGACTCGTACCATGTCTTTGTATGTAGGAGATTGATAGTCTTGTATAGTTTCACTGTCTGAACTACTAGCTTCTTCTATTTTAATATCATAGCCAGGAAAAGCTTCCTTGAGTACGGATTTTTGAACATACTTAACTTGATGAATTTGTCTAGGCTTAGCGTAGAAAGACTCAATATCATCGACTTTAATTTCATCAATCATGATTCTTTCTGTTTTTATTTGACCGTTTTCGATAAAGATTTTAAGGCAGCCTGTACCAAAAATACAAGAATCTTGAAATGCCATAGTCGCTTTTTCGTAAAAGTCTGTGTAAGAGTAAATACCTTCTACAAATTTTGTTAGTTTTTTTGCCTTAGTTTGAAGACTGAAATCCCCACCGGAAGTTAAAAATGTGGCTTTTGGCTTATTCTTAGTTATTTTTGAGACTACAGTGTCTACCATAGATTGAACTACGTTAAGAGTAACTCTATTTGTAACATTATAAGAGGACTCAACTCTGTAGTAATTTAGCGCATTTAGACCATAGTAGTCAAAGTTTCCATATAGTCTAGCGTACCTAAGATTATCAGCAGACCGATATTGCTGCTTACTATCTAGATTATTAACATAGGCAAATAGTTCTTGGTATAAGTCATTTTTACTAGCTAACCACCACTTGCTTCCGTTAATTTCAGAAAAGTTATCCATGAAATGTCCTAAGTATTAGAAGACCAAAACATGAGTTCATCGTCTTCTTGTTTTTGTATTTGTTCGTTTTCATGTTCAGACTCGTCTAGGTGCTTTTGCAGGTCTTCTACGTTAGCGAGTCCTTCTACTAGTCCGATCTCAGAAAGCTCGAACTCTATTTCTTTTGATCTAAATGATTTTACTTTATTATTTTTGCACCATATAATAAAGGACTTTACGTCATTAAGATGATCTAACATGTCCTCTCCTATTGTTCATCTATTATATTATCTAATTCTTCCATATCCTGCTCATATAACTTCTCTAACTCAAAGGCATATGGGTCCTTTTTGCGTTCCTCACATTCCCTAGCTTCCCTCATCTCTAACTCTTTCATGTAGGCGTCTGTTCCTTCTTTTGGTTGGGCTTTTGGCTTTTCAGATAGATAATGACGACATTCTCTCCAAGCATAAAGGACAGCATCACAAATATCTGAGTGGTAAGTGTCCGAAATCTTTGGTCTTTCTGGATTACGAATCTTCGAGTCCTTGTCCCATTGTACCAACATGCAATCTTCTTCAAATAGAGAACTCTTGAAGGCTTTAAATTTTTCAGTTCGTAAGTCGTCATTTAATAACTCGATAAATTCTACCTTTCGGGTCTTGTCAGCAGCCTCGATATTAAGACCGTGTCGCATTCGCAACTCCTCCTGAATCTTTTTACCCAAGGCTCCTGCGTCCATGACCATTCGTATTGGGTTATAAACGTCCTTGTATTCATTTATGACCGAAACCAGTTGACTAATGTTTTGTTTGTTTTTGACATGTTCGTCAACCAAGTAGACTCGCTTATGGTGCGTATTATAACCGATAACAGCGATAGCGTCACTGTCATTGTAACCAATATCAATACCAATAATATAGTTCCACTCGCCTTCAGTAGGGAGCTTAGTGTAGATATTTTTCGATTTGTTGAATTTAAATACGAGCGCATCTTTGTCCTCTACCCATTTTCCATATGTTTCTCTTATGTAAGAAGGATCAGTTTCATCGATTCCTCTTATAATTCTTTCTTCTTTTAGTATCTCCTCTAAATCTAACTTAGGAGGTAGGTGCATATGAGGATTGTCAAATGCAGTCCAGTGATGCGCTTCCCAGTTTTTAGATGTAGCGTATTCGTAAAATATCCCAGCCTTTACTGGACCTGGAGTTCCTGTTAAGTATAGTTGTCCTCTTTTGTCTCTTAGGGCTGGGATTATAATATCGTTTATCAACTCCTTTAGATAGGACCGGAAGGACTGACATTCGTCAATGTAGCACTTCATTAGTTTCCATCCTCTAAACTTTTCTATCTCGGTCCTATCTTTGGCTCCTGCTATGTAGATTTTAGACTTGTTAGGAAATGTTATTGTTAACCTAACATTGTCTGTTTTACATTCTATTTCATACTCTTCTATAATCTTAACTAAGTCAGACCATATGATTGCTCTAGCTTGTTGCTGTGTTATAGTAATATAGAGTAGGTTAACTTCTTCATGTTGTAAGGCAGAGTCAATCATATCGGCTGCAATGCCTACAGTCTTACCTGCTCTACGAGAACATACAGCATTTCTAAACCTGGAACCTGGACCACGAAAAAAGCCAACCTGTTTGTTGAAACAAAATTCATCAAATACAAACGTAGGTTTTTCAGACTTTGTCTTCCGTTTCTGAAGCTCCGCTATTAGGGCTTCCCTGTTTACGTTCTGCAAATCCTGATACCTCTTTTTTAGAAGTTAGAGTCTTTAAGTATTCTTCAGTATTCTGGTCTGACTTCATTCTAAATGATTTGTCAAACATCTTTCCGTTTTTTAATACGGCATTCCAATGAGAGTTAAAAGCTATTGATCTACGTTCACCGTCTCCTTTGAATGGATAAACTGTATGCAAGAGGTTAGATGGAAATGTTACCAACTTGCCTGGTTCAGGCGTGAAGGATAAAGAACCTTTTTCCATTCCAGTGGGGCAAGCTGTTTTGTAGATAAATTCAATCATTCCGTCTCTTTGAAATTTGTACTCTGGTAGTTTTCCTACTTTTGATCTATCCGAAAAATCTGGAACTTTTAACCAAAGTACAGATGATAGGTCGCAGTAGGTATGAAAATGAACTGGGTTATACTCGTCTGCATATTGACTAACTATCCATGCGTGGTCTATTTGAACCTCTAGCTGTTTCAGTTCATGACCATCTGAAGTTAAAGCGTTCCACACGTAGTTGTAGAGCATTCCTTGTAGGTAGTCAAAAGCTCCAATCTCTTTTAGTTGATCATTACTAATCCACGGTTCTTCAGCAATTTGACCTACTAAGTTTTTACCCCAGTCTACTCTGTTTTGATCTTCAAGAATTTCATCTGTCTTTTTTAACAAAGCTTGAGTCATTTCAGATGGCATGTGAAATAGACCTACGGCTGGACCAAAGGGTTTTAGTAATCTGAAGTTAGTGTTTTTAGCTAGACGCTCTAGACGTTCTTTATCTGACTCGTTTGCTTTTGCTTCTTGTCTTGCTTTTTTTGCTTGCTTACCACTCATGTTAACTCCTAGTATGCTGATCTTTTTACTCTAGGTTTTTTAATTACGCTTGGCGTACCAACCTTATCCTTTTCTTTTTTGTCTTTAGCCTCTTGCTCTAGTTTCATAGGAGACTTGAGATAGACACAAGATACGTTAGTTAAAGGAATGAGAACGTGGTCCCTATCTGATTTGATAGAGACTACATTTAAACTTTCAATCAATTCTAACTCTAAGGGTTTTCGATTGTTAATTTGTCGAGAAGCAAAAAACGTCTCGTTGGTTTTTTCAAACATTACCGATTGGTAACATCTGATCGAATCTATTTTGTATTTCATTAGTATCTCCTCCAAAAAGGTACGAATTTATATTTTACTTTTTTCACA